TATAAAAAGAAAACATACAGAGCTAGTGGATGAAATGTTCCAGTTCCCGAAAGGAAGGAACGATGATGTCATGGATGGTCTTTGGTACGCTATTAATAATGCCAGGCCTCCATTTAGTAGAAAATTTGATGCAGAAGAATTTGAAGAAAGAATAGAGAAGAAAGAAAAAAATTCAGTAAAGAAAAAGGTAGTTTCTTGGATGACAGGGCAAAGAATTTAAAAAAAGACTTGTGTTAAGAGCATTTTTACCTTATATTATATACCTAGTAAACTAATAAAAGAGGTATTACTATTTCAAGTATTAGAGAGCTGGAGAAAACGCAAGTTGATCACTCTGAAATTAACAAGCAACTCTGGCAGTCTTGGAGAGATGCAAGGGTAGATTGGGATACGGAAGCAAGAGATTCCATAGACTTCTTTCTAGGCAACCATTATAGCCAAGAAGAATCTACAGCATTAAGGGCCGTCGGTCAGGGCGATTTTGTCATAGACCGTGTATATGCTGCTGTTGAAAAACTCAAATCACTTTTAACATCACGTTCTCCAAAATTCAGTGCAGTCGGCAGGGAAGATTCTGATAGTCGTTTAGCACTCGTATGGCGTACACTTCTTGAGTATATATGGGATATATCCGAGGGTGACACACAATTCAAGCAAGCAGTTCATGATTACACAACTGCTGGCATTGGGTACTTTTATGCATACATTGAGCCTGAGGCAGACTATGGCCGTGGTGAAGTTAAATTTACATATCTTGATCCGTTTCGTGTTTATGTAGACCCTGCGTCACGGAACCGTCATTTTGATGATGCATCTGGAATTATACTTTCCACGATTCTCACCGAAGATCAATTAATTAATTTATATCCCAATGTTGAAGAACACTTAGATGATATTGAGACTTATTCTCAAGAAGAGGATTATCCAGCTTCAACCAGGAGAAATAGTTCTGCATCTTTTACTCCAGACACTGTTTATAATCGTGATCACCACAGGCTTGACAGGTATAGGATACTTGAAAGATTTACAAAGATAAAGGTTCCATTCTATCGTATATTTAATAAAGAGGATGGTTCCGAGGCTATTTTAAATGACGAACAGTATAATCAGTTTATTGAGAAGAATTCGTTATTATTAGAGGCTGGGCTTGTTGAAATAGTACAAGTCCCGCAAACAAGAATTAAAATCTCCGCAACCGTTGGAGATGTTTTATTATATGAGAGTATGCTTAATTCTGATATATATCCGATTGTACCAGTTCCAAATATTTGGACTAGCACACCGTATCCAAAATCAGATATAAGTAAGATTAAAGATTCTCAAAGACTATTAAACAAACTTTTCTCTCTCACTCTATCCCACGCTCAAGCTTCTGCAGGACTAAAACTTTTAGTTCCAGAAGGGAGCGTAGATGATTTGGGGCAGTTGGAACAGGATTGGGCCAATCCCAATGCAGTTATACCATATAATCCAGAGTTCGGTGCACCGCATTTCCCTGCCCCACAATCATTATCATCTGAATTTTATAATCTGATAGGGCGAATTGAGCATTATATAGATTTAAGTCTTGGTATTCCTGAATTGCTTCAGGGCTTTAAAGAAGCAGCCCCAGAGACAGTCCGTGGGACATCCATGTTATCTGAAATGGGTGAGACTCGTGGCAAGGCAAAACTTAGGGATATCGAGGGTAGTCTTAATAGACTGGGCAAGTGTTTATATAACTTAGCCAAAGGTCATTATGATTATCAAAAAACATTTAGAGTTGTACAACCAAATAATGATTTAACAGAGTTTACGATAAATCAGATGTATGACGATAAGTCTCAAGAAGTAGGTGCTATTCATAATGATATTACGATAGGTAACTACGATGTGAGAATAATATCAGGATCAACTTTACCTTCCAATAGAATGGCTGAATACAGCATGTACTTGGAAGCATTCAAGTTGGGACTGGTAGATGATGTCGAGGTTTTAAAGAAAACTGAAATCTTTGACAAAGAAGGTGTTTTAAAACGTAAAGGGCAAATGGCTCAAATGCAAGGAATGGTACAGCAATTACAAGAGCAGGTTAAAAAACTTAAAGGCGACCTGCAAACTGCTGAACGTGAAAACGTACACTCCAAGAAGCAAGTTGAGGCTCAAAAGTTTAAATCACAGCTTAAAGAGGTTCTGACCGATAGCAAGTTTAAGTCTAAGGTAAATCTTAATAAGTTAGAAAGAGTGATTAGCGCCGAAGAAGACGTTTTGAAAGCTAGCAAAGACAGAAAAAAAGTGTAGGGACATTACACGGTTCTGCTTTTGTTGAACATCAATAGGTGAAGTCATAAAACAAAAGAAATCGAGGAAATAAAATGGAAAATACCGAACACGGAGAGGCTACAATAATAGAAGGCGTGGAAGGCGATACTTTACCACCAGTTGTTGACGAAAGACCTCAGCAGGAAGAATATGTTGCTCAAGATGAGCAGTCTGAAGCTAAAAAGTTTCAGTCTATGTATGACAAAAAAACTGCTGATTATGAAAGACTCAATAATGAAGTGGCAGAACTTCGCAAGTATGAGCAATTAGGTAATGTTTTAAAACAGAGACCAGATGTTGTTGATGCAATGAGAAACCAACTTAGTGGCCAAAAAAGTGAACCACAAAAAAGTAATGGTCAAGTAGACGAAGATTCTTTTGACCCGTGGGAAGCTTATTACAAACCTGGTTCTCCTTCATATGAGATGAGGGTTGGTCAGGAACGTGCTCTCGTAGGTGAGGCCGTTAACGAACAGTTATCAGGCATACGTGAGCAGGTGGCGTTAAATAATGTTAAACAGGAATTGGCAACAAAGTATGGTATGGAAGACCAAGAACATGTTAATGACTTTTTACAATTTGCTACAAACCCAAGAGATGAAGTTCCTTTGGATGTCTTAATAGATGTCTACAGGAAGCATCGTGGTGTAACAAATGAACAGGCTGCCCAGAATATGGAAGCAGTCCAGAAAAGTAAAAACATTGTTCCTACGGCAGGTATTGTACAAGGAGCCGCTCCTGAGAAACCAAGTGAAATAGACGATGTTTGGTCTGGCATTATGAATGCGTCAAACAAAAATAGAATATAAAAACCTAAGGAGTTTTTTAAATGGCAACTTATAACCAGGGTATCCTAAATGTTGGTGATCCCGGTGCAGCCGCTTCAGGCTATCACACCAGGAGATTATTCAATTTTAGTGACCGTGTGGCTGACTTAGCTCCAGAGGAATCTCCATTCTTCGTGTACCTTTCAAAGGTAGCTAAAGTCTCTACGGATGACCCACAATTCCGATTCTTGGAAGACCGTACCAAGGTATCTATTACAGACCGTTCATTTTTATTGAATGGTTCACATAGTGTTCCTGCGGCCGGTTCTTCCTTGTCCTATACGGTAGACACATCTGGTGGTGCGTCTGTTGATTGGCTTGTAAAGGGTATGGTATTTGTCGTAAATTATACAGAGAGTAATTCTCCAGAAACAATTGTTGTTCGTGTAGAATCATCTCCTGTTGATACAGGCAGTTCTAGTACTTTTCAAGGCAAAACAATTTCTGCAATAGATGGAGCAGAAACTGGCGCAGATGACACCAAATGTACCGTAATTGGGACTTCCTTCGCTGAAGGAACAGGCGCTCCTGACGTATGGTCAGAAGAGCTTGACACAGATTATGGGTATACCCAAATCTTCAAAACCGCTTGCGAATTGTCAAACACAGCAAGAGCTACTCATTATCGTGGCTATGCTGATGAATGGCAACGTGTGTGGAATAACAAATTGCGTGAGCACAAAGTTGATATTGAAAGAGCTATGCTCTTCGGTCAGCGTGCCAGCCAAGGCGGTATTCAATACACAGAAGGTATTTGCGGACATGTCATAAAGAACGGAACATCAGTAGTTGATGATTCCGCTCTTTCTTACTCAGCCGGTGCTCCGTATTTTCGTAGTGCGGCTCAGACTGAATTGACATATGACCGAATACTTTCCGATTTCGAAGTAGTTTACGACCCAGCTCGTGGTGGTACAGATTCCAAACTTGCTTTGGCAAGTTTACCTGTAATCACTTTCTTTAACAAACTTGGTGCAGATGCATTCATGAATAGGACATTGGTTGATGGAACATCAACTACTGTTAATGATGTATCTAATCTTCGTTACAATATTCAGGCTAAAGATGGTTCCTATGGTCATAAAATGATGGCTATCGAAACTATCCACGGCACAATGAATCTTGTAAAAGAACCTCTGTTCCGTGGTTTTGCAGCAGGCTTTATGATGCTTGTTGATCTTGACCACGTAGCTTATAGACCTCTTGTTGGTAACGGTGTAAATCGTGACACGCATGTGGTAAGTAACGTTCAGAGTGCTGATGAAGATTTGCGTAAAGATATGATTCTAACAGAAGCAGGTCTTGAAGTTTCACTCCCTGAAACTCATTACTTGATAAACTTGGAAGGAGTCTAATCATGCGAGGTAATTTTCTCAACGAAAATAGTGGCAATGCTTATGGGCACAAGAAAAAGGTTCAATACCTATCAGCAGCGGTTACTCTTACAAACGATGATAGTGGAAAAGTATTTACATGCGATTCTACAGATGGAGCTTATTCCATTACACTACCAACTACTTTAGAAGATGGTGTGTATTATAAATTCATTGTTTGGGAAGAAACACCGACAGCAGATATTACTATTGCGGCTGGAAGTGCTATTGTTAGCATGGTGCATAAAGATGCTGGTGGCGATGCCGCCGCATCAACTGCAGGCACTCAAGTTTCAAACGTTATATTAGATACAACCGCACAACGTGGTGACTATATAAATATAATGGCTTGGAATGGAGAGTGGCTAGCTGAAGCGATGAGTAGTATTAACGCTGGTATCCACACATCATAAACTTAATACATAGAGTTTAACAGTTAATGGAACTGTGGGGGTTATCAATAAAAGGTAGCCCCCAAATCCATAAGGAGAAATATGGCAGCTTTTAATGTAACAACAAAAGTAATTATTAACACTATTAGTCCTGGCGCTGATTCTGTTTCTGGTTCTTATGCGAAAGAAGTAAATGATTATTTACAGAGTGTAGATGATAGTAAAACCATACGGTCTATTCATAGTATTCAAATGAAGGATGGCAGAATTATGACTGTTATTATACATGACTCATGATGGAGTGTCAACATTGCAATACAGATAATTCTGAGAATTGGTTTTATTGTAAAGCCTGTGGAAAGAGAGCATCTGAGCCTACTTACACAACCAATCTTTATATGGGAAGTGAGATAGGAAGACGAACTGATGTAGAATTTTCATCTGTTACAATGGATAGTCATATTGATAAAATTAAAAAAGATAGAGCAAAGAAAGATACAAAATTTTGGAATAATAAAGTGAAAGAGCATAGGAGTAGATATGCCTAAAGTAAAAACAAAATCTGGTAAAGTAAAGCATTATCCGTATACAAAAAAGGGGAAAGCCGCCGCTAAGAAAGCAAGAAAGCGTGCTAAGAAATAATGGCTACTCTTAAAGTAAAAATACAAGAAGATATTGTACTTGACAATCAAGATTACGGCTCTAAAAGAGTATTGGAGATTAGTAGTGTAGATGAGGTAATGAAAAGAATTGTTACTTGTGCGGCTAGTCAAACTACAACTATAGCGGTTTTTAATTCTAATGCATATGGAGCTGCAGGGGCTGTTGATATTGAAGATTCAAGATATATCAGGGTTACAAATTTAGATAGTTCTAATGCAGTTGAATTGGCTGTTGTTGGAGCCGCTACTTTGTATCAAATAAAATTAGGAGCTGGTCAAAGTCATATTTTAGGAAGTGCTGATGATTTAATGTTGTCAGAAGCAGATACAAGTCCGAGTTTTGGTACTATGGCTGATTTAGGAAGTATACAGATAAATCCCGGTGGTAATGCAGTTAATGTTGAATTATTTGTAGCGAGTGCATAATGGCAACTTTTGAAGCACAAGTAGAAGGCCTTACTAGCCTTTCGATAGACGGTAGTAGTGCCCCAACCCAAACTGAATTAACTCAGTTTCTTACAGATGGGGCCAAAGAAATAATAAATATTTTACCAGATAGGTTGAAATCCCTTTGTGCATCTGAGCAAACATTTACATCTGGAAGTGCAGACACATTAAATACAGGCCATGTAATGTATGTTACTAGAAGCGATGGGGATATTGATCAACCTTGTAGAAGATTACCAGCCCCACTTGTTGGTAAAGCAAAAGACCCAGATGAGATGCTGTATGCGTCTGTAACAGACCCAGTTTATTTTATTAAGAATAATACATTAGATGTCTTACCAGATAGCGGTTCTTGTAAATATTCAGAGGTGCAGTATCCTGCAGTCGCCTTTGGTGATAGCACCATTGCTAGGTTCCCAGATGAGGCAGAGCATCTTGTTCCTCTATAT